AGTGGGGAGTGAGGAGTGAGGAGTGGCGAGTAAATTTTATATAGGAGTGAGCAATGGCTAACAATACATACTATTGGGATAATGGTATACGTGTACATATTACACGTGGTAAATTACAATCGTCTATGGCAAGGCTTGCCAAACATACATCAAGGCATGAGTTTGATTGGCATTCTATTGATCAGAAGGCAGACTATGTAAATACCAAACAGAAGGAGCAAACCGAACTTGACGAGGCTTTGGCTAAATTACGTGCCTTGATTAAGGAGTGATTTATTTTTGTCAACTATCGTTTTTGGCACGGAAATTGCATAATATTATTAATTCTTACCAACTTGTTAAAAAAAGGAGAAATAGATGGAAAAGAGAAATAAATGTGCTGATTGGAGGTATGAAAGTGTATAATATAATAAGTATTAATGGCAATGTCTTAAATGACGAGCCTATCAAAACAAAAAAATTAGCTATAGGATTTTTAAAAGAAAAATATTTAGAAGATCATGTTCCATTTTTTGAATTAGATTGTCATGGAAAATCAGATGGTTTTTCTTTTAAAGAATTTTTAAATGATTTTACAATAATAAAAAAGGAGAAGTAAATGATAATATTCGCTAGAACTTTAATTACAATATTTGGATTATGTTGTATATTAACAAGCTACACATTTTGGGATATAACAAGGGAAATACTTAATCCCTTTTATATGCGAGAGCTAATTACTATCAGTTTGGCTATGTCAGGTGTGGCATTCGGTTGGATTGCGATATGCGATCCATCATGGAGATAATTCTTACCAACTTGTTAAAAATAGGAGAAAACAAATGTTTAATGAAGAAATATTAGAAAGAGTAAAATCTTGGCTAGATGCTGATGTAGAGGAGCAATCTTTACCTCTTGCAGTAAGGCAAAATAGTGCAAGGCTACGAGATAAAATTCAAGAATGGGAGAATGAATAATGAAAGTTGAATTATATTGGAATATACCTTTGAAAAAGTATAGTGTTAAGGCTTTGGAAGGGGAACACAAAGGTAAAGTGTTTACTTATGCAAGATATGCAGAGGTAATAGATGCAGAGTTTGTTGTGCAGCCAAGTGGACAAAAACGTGTAAGGGAGAGTGGGCAGAAGAATGTCCATGCCTTTGTTCGTGGTCTTATAACAGATGACTTGTCTTCAGACTATGCAAAGAAAATGCTATGGAGAAGAGTGAGGTATAATCCTCATGTCGATGACTTCTTTATGGTGCAGAAGTTCTCTGATATGAGTCAGTACAAGCCTATCGATAAGAATATGAGGTATGCAGTACGACTAGAAATATACGATGATAAACCAAGAATTTATATATAGGAGGTATTTATGAGTTATAAATTATTTGGAGTGGGGAGTAATACCAAGATTGTAAAAGGTGATGGATCAGAATTTATGACTGCCATCATGCATTTATTCCCAAAGAATACCAAGATATGTCCCTTTCAAGATGTGGCAAAGTGCAAAGAGCCTTGCCTAAATACTGCAGGGCGAGGTGTATTTAATACTGTACAAAAGGCTAGGCAACGTAAGACAGACTTGTATCTTACAGACAAGTTCAAGTTCATGGATTACATGTATCATGACATGCATATGTTTAGACGCAGAATGCACAAAAACAAAGTAAAACCATGTGCTAGACCTAATGGTACAAGTGATATATTGTTTGAGAGGACTAATCTTATGTATGACTTCTATGATATACAGTTCTATGATTACACCAAGACATACAAGCGAGTGTACAAGAAGTTACCACCTAATTACCATCTTACCTTATCATATAGTGAGGCTGATATGGATTATGCTCACAAGATATATCGAGCAGTTATTGATACATGTACAAACATGGCAGTTGTGTCCACCTTACCTATGCCTAAGAAGTTCAGAGGTTTAGATTGTATTGATGGAGACAAAGATGACTTACGATTCCTTGATCCAAAAGGTGTTGTGGTTTGGCTATCTGCCAAAGGCAAAGCTAAAAATGATACAAGTGGATTTGTTGTACGAGATTTAGATAATTGGAGAGTAGCATGACAACAGTAGAAGATTTATTAAATATGTTTGATTTGCATCAGCGTTTATGCAAGATATCAAACATGAGATCGCTAGACTTTGAGGACTTTACTTTAGTATTTATACAAAGTAATTACACAGACGTACAAGCGAATGCATTTAAAAAACTTACCAAGTTGGTAAAAAATGACTAACAGAATTAATCCTGTTGCAAAGGCTATGGCACACAATCGCAAGAGAAAACAGATTGTGCCTAACAAGAAGAAGTATAGTCGCAAGAGGGATAATACAATTCCATCAACCAATAACATGAAAGGAGGTTATTATGGAATTAAACAACAAGCAGACTCTGAAGACACTTAGAGATCAAATTGAGAACGCATTGAAAGATCGTGTTGTTCTTGAGGAGTTAGTATTTGAATTAGGCAGTTGTACATACGATAGAGATGGATCAAATGCCACGTTCAAACTTAATGTAAGAGTAAAAGGTGCTAAGACTAGAGAAGAAAAGCAGCTAAACTCTTTTGCTGACTTGGATGATATTGATATTAACAAGACATGGACAGAGGGGACTAGAAAGTTCAAGCTATGTGGATACAACACAAAAGCACCAAAGTTTCCCTATCTGATGAAGGATATCAATTCAAGTGGCACACAGACTTACAAGATTGGCACATCTACTGCAAAGAGATGGTTTCGTAAGGAATGTGCTTAATATTAACTAAGGTAGGATACAATCACGTGTCCTACCTCTCATATACAGAAAGGAATTATTATGAGAAATTTAACTTTAGACGCAGTCTACGATATGGTAGACTCATTATCAAACAGAAAAAGACCATGCGACATAAACGATGTTCTTAATTACAAAGTTTGGTCAAAAGGTAGACAAGATTACATCAGACTTGGTGATCACTACATCGAGCATTTACTACGTAAGATTGTCAAACAGACAGAGGATCATCATGACAAGGTGGCTAGACTTGAAGGCTTGATTGAAGAGAAGGATAATTTCATTCACAAGCTAATCCAAGAACAAGAGCCTAAAGGTTGGCGTTATGTGTTCTGTGATATACCTAACCAACTAATAGGTAAAATCTTTATTAGAATGCTCAAGAAGTATCTCAATAAAGAGAGTTATAAGATACGTGTCAAAGGTCAATATCTTGATGACGAGACTAAGAAGACAGAAGGTTGGAAGAAGTATGAGTTCGGTCAACCTATCGGCAAGTCTAAGTGTTTACGTGTATATGTGGATAAGGTATGAGTATTATCTTAGACAACACAGTAAATGCCAAGTGCAACGAGTGTGGTAAGGAGTGCAGAGCTAGTGAGATGTATATGTTTCACAAGTTTCTGTACTGCTTTAAATGTTCAATCAAAAGATTAAAAGATGAAAGGAGATTTTGATGACTGAAAGAATATGTAAATTAATTTTAAAATATTGTTCTGAGGATATTTCTCAGATACAACATATAAAAATATTTTGTGATAAACTTTTAAAAGACTACGACACAGACATTGATAGGGAGAAATCAAATGGCTAAATCAAATATTGTAATTAAAAATATAAAGCTAACTGTAAGTCAAGAAGAGTTAGATTTGATTACAGATGCTTTAAATTTATATGTAGAAGATATGGAAACTGGTAATGATGAATTATCTTTACGAACTATAGAAGTAGGTAGAATACCTTTTTACAAAGTAGACAAAGGTCTTTGTCCTGATCTAAGGAAATGGTACATAAAATATATGAGACTAGCAACTCAGTTGAATAGACTCAATAATAAATTAACTTGTATGGATAAGTTACATTGGAGAGGCACACATCAACAATTATCGAGGGCAAAATGACTTGGGTATTGTATGTATTGTTTATGGCAGAAGATCGCACTCTGCAACATATAGCAGAGAAGAAATTCTTTGAAACAGAACAAGCATGTTATCAACACTACAATAATCACAAAGCTAGTATTGATAAAAGTATCTACGAGATTATACGACCAAGAATAAATAAAGCTGAGATATTGCATGTTGGTTGTATGCCTACAACTGCAAAGATGGAGATTAAGTAATGGAAGAAGAAGGTAAGCCATATATCGTTACATATTGTGACGTTATATATGCACACTCAGAGAAAGATGCTTACAGAATATTATTAAGACAATTAGATTCTGATGTAGCATGTGGTGATGTGGGTGCATTTAATTTAAAACCATTAGAGGAGCTAAAGACATGAAAGTTTTAAATTCAGTAAAATTAAAAGATGTGTTCTACGAGTTTGTACACACAAGAAAATCTAGTTTTGATCAGTTGGAATATACTGCTCGTAACATGGGATATCTTTTAGTAGGCATAAAGTTTCCTAACGATCATGTTTACAAAGATAGACCAAGATCATCAGCTTACTTAATTGTAGAGCATGGACAAACAAATAAACATTACAGATTGGAGGTATAATATGAATGTATTAAGTTTATTTGATGGCATGTCATGTGGGCAACTTGCCCTAGAACGTGCCAATGTATCTGTAGATAATTACTTTGCTTGTGAGATAGACAAGTATGCAATGCAGATAGCTAACAAAAATTTTCCTAACACAATACAGTTGGGAGATGTGTCTTATATCAACTCTCATGGTTCAGATGAACTTAATGAAGGTGAGATTGATTTACTTATGGGTGGTTCACCTTGTCAAGGATTCAGTTTCGCAGGAGAACAGTTAGCATTTGATGACCCACGTTCCAAATTATTCTTTGAGTTCATAAGAATTATGAATGAGTTAAAACCTAAATACGTATTGCTTGAGAATGTACGAATGAAGAAACAGTTTGAAGATGTGATTACAGAACACATGGGATTCCCACCACAGTTACTGAACTCAAGTAAAGTTTCTGCACAAAACAGATGGAGAAACTATTGGTTTGGTGTAAGAATGAATGGCAAGTATTATGGTATAGAGATACCACCTTTGGAAGACAAAGGCTTGGTACTCAAGGATATATTACAGACTGACCATGACGAGCCACCTGTTCCTATCAATGAACGCAATGCTAGGCATCATCGATCAGCAGATCAGAAAGCCTTATGTACGACTGCCACTATGCACAAAGGTGCAGGTAACAATGGCATGACGATTGTCGATAGGCTAGTAGAAGTAGGCTATGCTGATAAGTATGCACATTACAAACATGGTCAAGCCAAGCGAGTATATCACATGAATGGCAAAGCACCTACGCTACTCACTATGCAAGGTGGTAACAGAGAGCCTAAAGTTGCTACGTATTCACCTAAAGGTGGTCGCATTGTTAATCGTAGGCTTGATGAGAATGGTGTTCGCAAAGATTATCAAATGAAACTACCTCTCACACCACAGATAGAAGTACGAGGTGACTACAAAACAAACTGTTTAACAACTGTACAAAAAGATAATATCGTGGTAGAAGGTATGACATGGAGAAAGTTAACACCTATCGAGTGCGAGAGATTACAGACTCTGCCTGACAATTACACAGAAGGTGTATCAAAGACACAACGATACAAGATGATTGGTAATGGTTGGACAGTTGATGTAGTTGCTCACATACTAGGAGAAGTTCTTTTACCTAAGAGAATTAAATCAGATAACTATGACAAAGGATACTTTGTCCATAACTAAGAAAGGAAATAATATGAATATTAAAATAACTGAAGTACAAAAAGAGAGATTACTTAAAGGTATTAATAATCTTAAAGAGTTAAATAATGATGTAAGAGATACTATTCCATTAGAGTATCACAAACTTATAGAACTAGATGGACTAGAATATTTTTTATCTGAAGTATTTAAGTTAGAGTTACCTAAGTGTGAACATAACTACGCTAACAGATATAGAGACTACAGATTTATTAAAAGGGAAAAGAAAGATGCCTAAAAAAAATAGACCCCATTGGGAAGTTATGTCTGATGATTCATTTAACAAGACATTAAAATTAGTAATAATAATCTTATATTCTTTTGCTATCATTTCAGTAGCTAGTGAACTCATGGCAGGAACTTGGAATGACAAGCCTGTTATGTGTGCAAAAGAAAAAGAGATGATGTATACAATACAAGATAAAAATGAAAAGTTATTATTTAATGCAGTACAACTAGCTAAAGTTAGAAGTAAAGAAGGATTACAGGAGAAACCTGTTATGATACCTTTGCAGATATATGCTAACATAAAAACTAAAACATATACTATTGTGGAGTTTCATCCTGAACATAGTATATATTGTGTAGTTAGTTATGGTACTAATTTAGATTTTATTTCACCCAAACAAGGAGATGAATTATGAGCGATAAATACATTCAAAATGTAATTACATTAAAAAGAATTAAGAATGTAGCTACAGATATTAAAAATGATTTCCACGAGGGGAACGATAGCCATTCTCGTGCAGAATACAAAGGTGCTTGTGAAAGTTTAGATATGCTTATCAGACACTTTGAAGAAGTTATTTATGGAAAGGAGAACGTATCATGAGCGTAGAACGAGACCAATTAACAACTAGTAGTATAACTGATAAAATACCTAGTTCTTTTATAGATAGGCATGGTTCTGTAGGACAACTAACAGTTAATGAAATTTTAAATGCATTCAAAGATGGTGTAACAGATGGTTTGATTTATGGAGAAAGAGATGAGAAACAAGAAAGTTATTACTACAAGCAAGGCTATGACTTTGGTTTAACTTTGTATGGCAAACTAAATAAATATTTAGAAGACAATAATATAAGAGTAAGTAAAAATAATGAAAAATAATAAAAAAGAAAGACAAGAATACATATTAGATTGGGAAGAATATTCTAAACAAAATAATGTTTATTCTTGGCTTGCTTATATACTATATGTTATATTGTTTATACCCATGCTGATAGCATGGATTATTATAGAGTATAGGAAAGAATAATATGTTTAATAACGAAGATATAATATGGATTATACTTGGAGTATCTGCATTATCATTTATCATGGGGTACTTCGGAATAATAACGTAATTACAAACAACAATGGAGAAAGGAGATATTATTATGCCATTAGACTTTGTAACAAATCCTCTATTTGATTTAGAGGGAACAGACCTTGACTTTAAGATTGAGTATTCACCAACTAAAATGCAAGGCAAAAAATATGTCCACAACTCTGTTACTGGAGATGTCATCGGCATCGTAGGTAGCAAGTTCAAGGCAGCCAATCACATTGACTTTTTCAATGGGATCAAAAAAGCAACACAAGACAACAGACTTCCTCACGAGTTAGAAGGTGCAGTAGTTAAGATACAAACTGCTAGAAACAAAGCCTTTGCTCTCTTAGATATCAAGTTGCCTAATGTTGAGTTTACGATAACGACCAATAAACATCAAACCACAATCAATGAGCGTCTTGTCGCTCTTCATGGTGTAGATGGCTCTTGTTCTAATCAAGTGTACACAGGTGGTATCGATTTCTACTGTAGCAACGGATTGATTACAGGTTCATACGAATCCATCAAACGTAAGAATACGAGTGGATTTGTATTAGCAGCTTATATTAATGAAGTAAAAGAGGCTAGACTTACCTTTGACAATAGTTGTAACAGACTGCAGAAGTGGGCAGATACACCACTCAATGTAGATGGTAAGACATTCCTAGCGAGTATCATCAAGTCAGAGACATTGGCTAAGAAGATGTATGCTCTAGCTTGTGAAGAGATATCCAAGCGTGGCAAGAATGTGTTTGCTCTTTACTCTGCATTCACTAACTATGCATCATATGCTGATGAAAGAAATGGTTTCAAGATCAGAGAAACTGGTTTTGATACTCAAGCTGAGACTATGTGGAAGAGAGAGCAACAAGTTGCTAAGTGGATATCCACACCTCAGTTTCAATCATTGTTGGCAGCATAATGAAACTAAATAAGTTACTACAAGAATACTATTTGTCGTATGATTTCAACAACTTACGTGATGAAACTAAAGTACAATATAAATACTTTCTTGATGTAGCGATAAACACAGAGGTTGGTACTGCTAAGACTTTAGGCAGTATCAACTTTTCTGATATCACTACAAAGATTGCTAAGTTGTGCTACGAAAAATGGTGTGAAAAAGGCATTCATATGGCAAATCATGTGATGTCTGTTACAAGAATTATTTTTAATTACGCCATACATATGGAATATACTGAGGTTAATCCTTTTTCCAATATAAAAAGAAGAACACCTCAACCAAGAAAAGTTGTGTGGACAAAACAAGATGTCAAAAAGTTTTTAGATTTAGCTTATTCTGATTTTAAATATAGAAACATAGGATTGATTGTACAAATGGCATACGAATGGTGTCAAAGATTAGGAGACATGAGAACATTAACTTGGGATTGTTTAGATTTAGATAAACAAAAAGCACATATCACACAATCTAAACGAAGAGCAGAGGTTTTTCTTCCTATATCCGATGGTCTCAATAGTATGCTAAAATCGCAGCAGGAAGACTTTGGATTCCAAAAGTATGTAGCACCTAGACCAAAGCCAAGAAGAGGCTTGTATGAGCCTTATTCACTCACTAAACTACCTTTTATTGGCAGACAACTAATGAGCATGGCAGGATTATCAGAAGAACTTAGATTATCTGATCTAAGAAGAACAGGTACAACTGAGATGGTAGACGCAGGAGTTTCGATGGGAAACATCATGTCTGTAACAGGTCATGCTAACCCTCAGAGTGTTAAGCCATATATGAAGAATACCTTTCAATCTGCTAATGTTGCACTTAATTTAAGAAAAAATTTGACGGATTAAAATTAATATGGTAAAAGACATTAACTCTGTCCGGGGGTATGTGTTAGAGTTAGACATACCTATAGGACATACTAAAAGATTACATTGCCCATGTTGCAAAGGTTATAAAACTTTTACTGTAACAAACAATATGGGTGTAGTAGTTTGGAATTGTTACAAGGCTTCTTGTAACATAAGTGGTAACACAAGAGTAAATCTGTCTGTCGAAGATATTAAACAGACAAAAGTTAATCCTCTATTTTCTCCTATAACTTTTGTGTTACCACAATACATTGTTCCTCATGACAACAGAAAAAAATTAATCGAGTTCTGTGATACATGGCAACTTGACGCAGACGCTCTTGATCTACATTACGATGTAAAAGAAGATCGTGTTGTGTTTCCTATCAAAGACAAAGGTGAAATTGTAGATGCGACTGGCAGAGCTTTAACATCTAGATTGCCTAAGTGGAAACGATATGGAAATAATAACTTGCCTTATTTTTATGGTGATGCTAAAGTTTCTGTTGTTGTAGAGGATTGTGTTAGTGCTGCTACTATTGGTGGCAACACATTTGTCGGGGTTGCGATTCTTGGCACTTCACTTTCTGAAGAACACAAGAATTTTCTTTCACAATTCTCTACGACAATAATAGCACTTGACCCCGATGCTATGCCGAAGATTTTTGCATTTGCAAAAGAACTAAGAGGATATGTTAACGATATAAAAGTATTAAGATTAACGGATGACTTAAAATATAAAAACAAAAAAGATATAACTAATTTATATAACCTAACCCCGAAGGAGTAAAATATGGAATTAGCATTATTAAGAAGTTTAATGGACAAACCATTTTACGAAGAACATCGTGGAGCAAGATGCCCTGATAGATTGTTTAGTAAAGATTCGAGAAAGATTAAACAATCAATAGATCATGCGATGGACAGATACAATAGAACTGTCACACCTGATGAAATAGAAGCATTATTTATATCAGGTAATCCATCCATGACTACTGCTCAAAAACAAGCCTACTCAATATTATTTAAACAAATAAAGAAAGAACATCCACTTGGAAGTGATGTAGCACAAGAAGTGTTATCAAAATTATTTCAACAAGTGATTGGAGAAGATGTGGCTAATCTTGGATTCGACTATGTCAATGGCACACAAAATAGTTTAGAACCATTACGATTATTATTAGAGCAATACAATGATGACTTTACACCTGATCTAAATGTTGATTGGGATGACATAGAGATTGAAACATTACTTGCTAAAAATGATCTTGAGGCACGTTGGAACTTTAATATACCTGCACTTACAAGGATGATTAATGGTGTCAATGCAGGACACTTGATCGAAATAGGTGCAAGACCAAACACAGGTAAGACAAGTTTCCATGCAAGTATGATTGCTTCACCAAATGGTTTAGCTTCACAAGGAGCTAACTGTGTTATACTTTGTAACGAAGAAGGTTATCATAGAGTTGGTGCAAGATATTTAACTGCCGCAACAGGTATGGAGATGAAAGAAATTAGAAAGAATCCTGCAAAGGCTAGAGATTTGTATGAGCCTGTAAAATCAAAAATCAAAGTAAAAGATGCGACTGGTCGTGATATGTCTTGGGTAGAAAGTGTTTGCAAATCATATAAACCTGATGTACTACTTTTAGACATGGGAGATAAATTTGCAAGATCGCAAGGGTTTGCAAGACCTGACGAAGCATTAAAAGCAAATGCAATTCATGCAAGACAGATTGCAAAACAATATGAATGTGCAGTATTTTATATGTCACAATTATCTGCTGATGCAGAAGGTAAGGTCTTACTGAATCAATCAATGATGGAAGGCAGTAGAACGGGTAAAGCAGCAGAAGCCGATCTGATGATACTGATCGCAAAGAATCCACCCAAACAAGATGATGGAGATGTTGAAGACTTACAGAGACATTTAAACATTGTTAAAAATAAACTTACAGGTTGGCATGGTGTTATAACATGTGAGTTGAATTATAAACTAGGAAGATATGAATCTTGATTGAAATTAAAGTAACAGAAAAAATGTTTCTTACTGCAAGAGAAAAAGCAGTAGAAGTTGGAAAGTTAAATAACTCTATACTTAATGGTGGTGGCAACTTAGCAGGTTTTATTGGAGAGCAGATAGTTTTATTTGTTCTTGGTGGGGAATGGATTAACACATATCAATATGATCTAATTATTAATGGATACAAAGTTGATGTTAAAACAAAACAAACAAGTGTTAAACCTCTTCCACATTACGAGTGCAGTATAACTGAAGCAAACTCTAGCCAAGAATGTGATTACTACGCATTTACTAGAGTCAAAAAAGACTTTAGTGTCGGTTGGTATTTAGGGGTAATGAGAAAACAAGATTATTTTTTAAATGCTACTTTTTTAAAGAAAGGAGAAGTTGATCCGTCCAATAATTATGTTGTTCGGGCATCTTGTTATAATTTACCAATAAGTAAACTTAAAGGAGGATTTTAATGAAACTTACAATAGATGTAGAAAATACTGTTGTAAAAAGAGAGGGTAAGATGCACCTTGATCCATTTGAACCATCTAATAAATTAGTTTTAGTTGGATGTTTAGAGGACAATGGACAAGAGCATTTATTTAATATGGATGTGCCTGATGGGATATATCTGCAGGAGTTATTAAACAAAGCTACTATCATCATCGGT